CGGCGTCCGTCCAGCAGCCGGGCCGCGTCGGCGGCGTCGGCATGCCGGTCTGGTATTCGGGGGCGTGGGTCTGGCGGTCAGTCATAGCCCCGCCGCTCGTAGCGCCGCTCATTGCCCCGGACGATCCGCCACTCCCGGAACAGCATCCAGAAAGCCTGGAGGAACCGTCTCACGCGGGCCACCACACGGCCGTCAGGACGGCGATCAGGCACCAGCCCATGATCGCCGCCATGGTGTAGGTGGCGGCCAGCAGGAAGAAGCCGCGCGGGCTCATGCGGCGTCCCGCTTGGCGAGCCGGTCGATGGCGTCGAGAAGCGTGTTGTAGGTCGTGACCGTCATGCCGTTGCGTCCATCTCTGTGCCTGTAATACGTGCTGTCAGCCAGACCGGCAGCAATGTATGCGTGTAGGAGGGTGACGCCTCGGGACGCGGCCATGCGCCGCAGTTCGTCGAAGGTCGCTTGCATCGGGGGGTACTCGAAGGCAGGGGTAGCCGGAAGCCGCCCCAGGCTACCTGCACACAATGCAGCGCGCAAGGGGGGTCACGCAGCCTTTTGGGCGCTGCCTATCCTCAAGAGGTAGCTCTGTGGAAAAGGAGGGATTTTAATAGAACCGCCATAAATCCCTGCAAAAGTGCAGGGGTGTTTGGTACGGTACCTCCAACGCCGTGCCCGGCCGCCGAACGAGAAGCACGAAGACCGACGACAGGATGGACGCATCATGGACATGCATGTCAGAGACATGACGGAGACAACCGCAGGTATCCGCCCGCCCCGCTACCGGGAGAGATTGAAAATCTGGCTCATCCAGACAATGAAAACCAAGAACTGGTCCCCCTATCGCTGGGCCAAGGAAGCCGACATTGCGGGGACGACAATAACCCGCTTCCTAAATAGCGAAGACCCGCACAGAACACCATCGGCGAGAACAGTCGAGAAGCTCGCCCGCGCGGCCGGGGTGCCAGCGATGCATGAACCGCAGCAAGTTTTTATTGGCCTGATCCGCCGCAATCAGCTACTGGAGGAGGCTAGAAAGCTGTCGCCCCTTCCAGTGGATCTATTTAAAATGGTAGCGCTCGATCACTTGCCCGCTCCGATCCAGTACGCCAACTGTCAGGCGGCCGAGATGGACAATGGCCGCGTCGCGATCTGCTGCCCCGTCGAGATGGCGGACATGGCCCCCGGCAAGCGCGTCCTGGTGATGAGGAACCTCAGCTCGGTTTCGGAATACTGGTACGACCCGCCGCGCCTCGTCCCGGTCGAGACCTCCGACCACTTCGCCGGGACCCTGCCGGTCGAGGGCGGGGAGCACCAGATTTTGGGCCGGATGCGCGGCGTGTTCGTGCCCTACGACTAGCCCAGGCGTAGCCCGGCGCGATACAATGCCCCCGCTGCCAAGGGGGCTTTTCTTTTGCGTAAACGGCGTCTGACTGATCGTGAAATGGTGGATTTGTACCTGAGTGGCGTAGACAGCTTCACCGTGGGGCTCCAGGCCAACTGTGACGCCGCCACTGTCCTGAAGGCGGTGCGCGACGCCGGGCATGAGGTCCGCCCTAGAGGCGGCCGCAAGCCGAACGCCCGCTCCAGCCTGACGATAGAGGCGGCGGCGGCGCTGTACGAGCGCGGCCTGAGCGTCCAGGAGGTCGCCGACCGCGCCGGGATCGACCGCGCCACGATGGCGTCCCGGCTGAAGCGCCATGGCGTCGCGATGCGCTCGCTGAGCGAGGTGGCCCGCCTGAAGAGGCTGGAGGGGAAGATGTTCGGCCGCCCGAGGAAGGGTTGAAAAAGCCCTTGAAGTGGGTTGTAAGACACCTCATCTTGTGTGTAATGCCCCACGCACAGGAAGAAAACGCCATGACCGACGCCAACATTTATAACCGCGACCGTATCGCCCAGGCCCAACGCGACGCCCTGGACGAGCCCGATTACGAGCGCGAGCGCCAGCTTTGGCTGCGCCTGACCGCGCTGGATTACCTGTCCTGGGCGCTGGGGTCGGGGCGGGAGCCTGAACTGGTCGAAGCGCTGTTCGGTCCAGCATCGCTGCCTTCGACGCCGCGATATGAGGATGAGGATGAGCCCGAAAGCCCCGGCGAGCGTGAGGCTGATCCGCGCATCAAAACGCTGCGTGACAAGGTGGAGCGGCAATACCGCGAACTTGGGGAGAGCAAGTAGTGACCACACTCATCACAGGCGAAATCATCATTCCGCTGGCGGGCCTTCAGTTTTACCGGCTGCGCGACTGCGCCGCCTCGATCATGCAGGGGACCCGCCTGCGCCTCGTGCGGGAGCCTGACAACCCGTATGACGGGAACGCCATCCTGGTTGAGCTGCATGCCGACGACCTGGAAGCCGAAGAGGTGCCGCTGCCGGACGGCATGACCGCCGGGGCGGTCTGGAAGCTCGGCCACGTCCCGGCCCGCACCACCTCGGAGAACTGGGCGCGGCTGCTGTCGCGGGGCCTCGATGATGGCCTGGGGGCCGAGTGCTTCTTCGCCGAGGGCGAGCGCTCGGGGGCGTGGTCGGTTCATGTCCGGGTCAGCGGCCCGGCCGTCGAGCGGGCGCAGCGCGAGATCGCCGACCGCGAGGCGGCCAGAGAGGCCCACGCCCGCTTTCATGACGAAATGTTCTGAGTGGGCGGGGGCGGGAGGACACCACATCACCCCCGCCCCCTTCGGACCTTAAGACCGGCCTTTCCTGGTTGGTTTCCGATGCCCACCGGGATAGTCCGCAATCGCAGGTTTGACAACTGCCAAAATGCAGGGTAAAGGCAGGTATAACGATAACGAGTGGTTGAAAAAGGCCCCGCCATCAGGCGAAATGGCAGGGCCAAGACAAAACCCAGTCGGGGAACCAGGGAAGAGTGCATGACCAGAGTAAGAGCGGGGGGTTAAGGAAATGACCAGCCCCCATTGGGAAAAGATCGAGAACGGCCGCTACGCCGCCGAGATGCACGGCCACACCCTCCAGGCGATGCGCCGGGACGGTCGCTACGAGCGCGACGAGAAGCCTTACATGGCGGTGGTTGACCGGGTGCCGGTCGGCGACGCCTGGAGCCTCGCGATGGCCAAGACGGCGGCGATCAAGTTCGTCGAGCGCCAGAGCACCAAGTCGAAGGCCGAGCGGCACTTCGTCAATGGGCGCAAGGACGCGCGCCCCGTCGATGTGAGGTTCGCCCCGGATCGGGACGCCGGGGTTTTCAGGGTCACGGCGGTCGAGCCCGAGCCAACGCCCGAGACCGTGCGGCCCGAGCCCGAACCCGAGCCGACGCCAGAGCCCGATCCAGCCCCCAGCGCTCTGGAAATGACTATGAGCCACCTCGGCGCCCCAGGCCAGCTCGCCATCACGGGCAGGCTGAATGACAGCCCCAACCTTCTCGACACCCTGAACGCGCTGCGCTCGGCCATGGAGCTGCTGAGGGAGCACGCCGAGCTGGAATGCCACATCAACCTGCCGCCGATGCTGAAGCTGTGATCTACCGTGCGAGCTGCAAGGCGTGCGGTGCGGTCTGGCGGGTCGTGCCGCCCCGGCATCAGGCGCTGGACCTGCTGGCGGCCATCGACACGATGACGGAGGGCCTGTGCCCGGCCTGCGGCAACGATGGCTCGCTCGCCCCGATCAACTGGCGGTTCAGTTTCGGCGGCGATCAGGAACCGCACTATGGGCAGGTACGCGCGAAAACGGCCCGCCATCAACACGCGCCACCGGCTGGTTAGCACTATGCCTTGAGGCGGGCCGTCCGAGAGAGAACGGGCAACCCCAGCACGAGGTTGACGTTCAGCGCTCTGGATACACGGCAATATCCCGCCGCGTCAACTGCATAATGGCAGGGCGCAAGTTAACCCCTAGTTCAGTTGAAAGACCGCTGATTTTGGAACGCCTGCCCCCCATCGAGGACCTGCTGCGCAGCTATGCCGACCTCCGCTCGTTCGCGAAGGTCGCGGCCAAGTACGGCTCGCGCAGCAAAGCCGTCGCCGAGGCGCTGCGCGACGCCGGGGCCGTTGCTGGAGCGGGTCGGTTCAGGCCGACCCCCCGGCTGCCCCCGTCCAGCCACTGATGTCCGACCCCGACCTGACCCGCAAGGCGGACCTGCTGCTGCACCACAGCGCCGCCATCCTCGCCTTGTCCGCGCTCAACATGATCATGAACCTCGCCATGATCGCGACCGCCGTGCTGGTCGCGCTGAGGTAATATCAGCGTCCGATAACACGGATTTTTGGACACTGGAAAAGGAGAGGAACCATGCCAATCGAGATGGAAATTGACTTGCCTGATCGCTTCTGGAGGTCCCGTGCAGAGACGGCGGAAGCCGAGGTTGAGCGGCTGAAGGCGCTATTGAAAGAAGCTGCCGACCGTCTCGACATGGCCGCTGGCCTGTCAGGTAGCCCTAGCGTTTATGGGCCGATCTTGGACACAATGCGCAAGGCTCGCGCCGCCATCGACTAGACAGCCCGTCAAACCTTCGTTTGCCGACGACGTATGAAAGTGAACAATCCCCGTCACGATTTGAAGGGGCGTATCGATACGCCGTCATGATTAGGAATATCGTCGGGAATGGTGAAATCAGATTTTCCGCAGACTTGATTTCACCATGTCGCGCTTCAGCCGCTTGGTGGGCTGCGGCTCCAGGGCTTCCAGCCGCTTCAGCAGATACGCCTGAAGGGCCTCAAGCCTTTCCTCCAGCTCGTCCACACGGAAGGCCAGATCAGGCCCCGGTATCGGGGGCGGGGCGGCGGCTTCGTCCAGGAAGGCGGATAGGTGTGCTGCGAACTGCCCGCCATCCCGCTCCCGCAGGCGGTGGGCGATGGCGCGCACCAGCTCGTGGTGCTGTCCGGGAATGCGAAGGTTTAATTGAGGCAGCTTCGACATGTGGTGTCCTTTGGGCTGTAGCACTGGAGTAGCCCAAGGCTATCACACCCTGCATTTTCGCAGGACTATCTTTTGTACAGCGTCTGATAAGCCCCAAGCGAAAAGCCCAGGCGGAAACATAACCAGCGCATCGGGCACCAGTACGGGTTTCGCGGCTTCTTCGCGGTGCTCAGGGGGCGGAGCAGCGCCATCGCGTAGTGCGTTCCGCTCAACAGACCTTTGTGGAACGCGAGGTCAAGCATTTCAGGGCCGCTTGCGCAGGCGGATGCGCATCCTCATGGTGGACTTCCACTTCTCGCGGCTCTGGACGGACAGCGCCTTGTTCTCGGCATCGTCGCGCAAGGCGACGCCGTTCCTGCGCAGCACCTCGCACAGCTCGCGGTCCACCATCCCGGCCCGCATCGCGACCACGCTTCGCGCCTCGCCGCCCTGGTAGGCTACGCAGATCTGGCTGTCCGATAACCTGGGCTTGCGAAGGCTGCCCACGATCAGAACAACCCGTAGTTGGAGGCTTCCAACAGCTCCAGCCTCTCGTTGGCGGCCGCCAGCTTGCGGGCCAGATCCTCGCTCAGTCGCTGCTGGACGTGCAATTTCTCAATGAAGACGCGCACCAGATCGTGCAGCATCTCCCTTTCGTCAGGCTCCATGCCGCCGAGATAGGCCATCCGGGTTACTCGACGGCCTGGGGCGGCTCGGGGGCGGGGTCGCTGGTCAGGACGCCCACCAAACCAGAAGCCGCCATGCCCAGCGCGATAATCGCTTCCGCGATATCCGGGCGGATATAAACGCCAATCGCCGACAAAAGGAGAAAGATGCCGCGCCACGTGCTCGGCTGGCTGAGGTGGGCGAGTAGCTGGCGCTTGGTCATGTCCCTGTCCCGAATAGCCGCCGGGGCCACTCGGACGACGCAGCAAGCATAACGTCTCCCCAAATGGGGAACCCCGGCTATCAGCAGGCTATCACCGGGCTATTAAATACCTCTTAATCGCAAGAGCGCTCGATTAGTTGCCGCAGCGAGGTTTCCGCCTGCTGCAGGCTTGCCAGCAGGTGCGCCGCCTGCCCCGGCCGCAGCTCGTCAAGCACCTCGGCCTCCTCGATCCACAGGCCGATGCTGGCCAGCATCCCGCGCAGGATCTGGTCGGCCCGCTCCGGCGTCATGGGCACTCATCGTCGCGCAGGTCGGCCAGCCGCTTGAGGCTGAGGCGCGCCATCTCCAAATCCCGCGCCAGCGAAAGCGCGCGAACCTTGTTGCCGGTGTTCGCGTGCTGCTCGATCTCCAAGCATCTGTCTCGCCAATTGTCAATATTGGCCAGCACGGCGCACACTATTCGTCTGGCGTAGGCTTCTCTCAAAGGCATCCGGCATTGTAGCTAACCGCCCTTCATCTGTTCGGAATAAAATCTATGTTTGCCGATTACTGTCTGTAATTGCATTTTGCTTGCCCAATCAGGGTATGTCTTCATACCGATGGTGTGATAGTGGTCTGCGCCTTTGGTCGGGTCCTCGACCATCCCGCCTAGAACCGCCGTCGCCACGTTGAGCGCCAGCAAAAACGAAGGTGTACTTTCGTCCACCGCCGCGCACAGGCGGCTGTTCGGATCGGTTGCGTTCCAGCAGGTGAATTGCCATCTCTGCTTGCAGACCTCGCTGATCGTCGCCGGGAACCGGGGCGGGCCGCGCCGCGCCCGGTTGACGATCACCCAGGCCACCGCCTCCATTCCGGCCCGCTTCTCGCCGCGCGCCTCGCCGAACAGGGTTCGGGCGAGTACATCTACATCTCCCTTGCGAAGGTGAACCATGCCGTGTCTCTCCCCTCCCCAGGATGGCCGCGCCGCCTGGGCAATGACCATCGCGACGCCGACCGCGATCCAGACCGCCGCCAGCGCGATGAAAAAACCATGAAGCCAGCGCATCAGAGGCGGGCGAGGATCAGCCCGACAGTGACGCTCAGGCCGACATAGGCCGTGAGCATGGCCAGGAACCACAGCCAGTCGCGCATCAGCGCATATTGAGCAGGCCGCGCCGCAGGTCCTCGGCGGTCGGCTCGGTCGGGTCCTGCTGGCCGAGCAGGCCGCTCGCCCTGCCGTAGGCCACAGCATTCATGCCGCCGCCGTTGGCAATCGCGCGCTCCAGCAGGTGGCGCTGCCAGCCGCCGAACGGGCTGAGCGTCGTCGCTTCCAGGTTCTCCAGGACCTGCGGCGTGCCCTGCGGCGGCACCGCCCTCGGCGCGACCCCGGCCATCCGCCGCAGCAATCCGGGCGGCTTCGGCGTCTGGTGGCCGGTCAGCTTCAGCGCCATCTCGGCGGCGTTGGCGTTGAAGGCCCGGCTCACGATGTCGTCGCCCAGCTCCTTCGTGAAGCGGAACGGCGACAACGCGGCGCGCACCGCCTGGGAGACGGCCCCGCGCCCAACCCGGTCTTCCTCCAGCCGGACGTTCTCAACCTCGGCCCGGTTGGCCGGGTGCCTGACCCGGCCCATGTTGCGCCCGATGTCGAGCACGTCGCGCGTCAGGTGCAGCGCCTCGTCGGGCAGGGCCTCATCGATGGCGATCCGGTGGCTGTCGAAAGGGGCCGACTTGGACGAAAAGCCGCCCGCCACGTTGGGTCCGCGCGAAGAGAGCAGGTTGTTCTCCAGAAACGCCCTGGTGCCCGCGTCCCAGGCGTCGCCCTGGCCTGCCGCGATGAAGAGCTGGCGCGCCCGCTTGACCGTCTCGGCGTCGGCGTTGAACAGCACATCGCTCAGCTTGCCGCCAACCTCCGGGTCCCGGCTCAGCAGCGTCAGAACGCCGTCGCGCAGGTCGGCGGCGGCGTTCCCGGCTTGGCTGTAAGCCTCGGTGCCCGCCGCGTAGTTGGGATGGGCGGCCTCCAGCGCGGCATTGAACTTGGCATAGATCGGCTCCAGCACCTCCGTCATGCGCCCGCGCTGCGAAGGCGGCAGGGTGCGCCGCAACCCCTCCAGGGAGCCTTCCAGGTCGAGCCGGATGTTGTGCAGCTTCTCGAAATCGGTGATCAGCGAGCCCGCCCCGATGTGGCCGCCGTCGCGCACCGGGTCGTGCAGGTCCTTCAGGATGCGCTCCAGCTCCGCCTTGACCGGCCCCGAGGCGTGCGGCAGCCGGGCCTGGATCTCGGCCACCGCCGGGCGGATATCGGGCTTTACCCCGGAAGCTATCGCCTCGCCCCAGCCGCCGCGCACGCCCTGGTTAACCTGCTGATCGCGGATGTGGGCCAGCGTGTTCTCGGCCCCGCGCTTCAGCTTGTCGAGGCCGACCGCTGGCACGCCTTCCTTGCTGATCCGGCCGAACAGGTTGCCGACCGCGTTGGGAAAGTTGAAGTCGCTGCGCTGGTCGTAGTACGCCTTCATGATGTCGCCCGCCCAGCCGGGCTGCTTGGACACCGTTTGCTCCAGCCTGCGCAGGGCCTCGGTCCCGGCCAGATCGTACGGCGTCGTCTGCATGTTGAGCTGTGTCGCCGTGTTCGCCCGGTTCCGGACCAGCGGCATCTGCTGTTGCAGCTCGCGGATTTCGCCGTCGCGCAGGTTGTAGGGGTTTTTCTGGGTCAGCCGGGTCGCCACCGAAGCGCCGACCTGCCCGGCCAGCTCGGCCGTCCCGACGCCTGCCGCCTGCCACGCCGCGTTGCCGTAATCGAGGTCGTCGAGGGGTGATCCGGCGAAGTAATTGCCCAGCGCCTGCCGCCCCAGGTCGGCCGCGC